TCAAGTTTGCTAATTTCATTGTAGTCGCCTAATTCTTGATGGTTTTTCTTTACCTTTTCTAAAGCCTGTCCTCCAATACTAAATGACCTCAATGAACCTTTTCTTATGCCTCTATTAATTTCTTTGGCTTTTTCTATATCATCTCTCAACTTAATTACAACAAAGAATCCAACATCATCTACTTCTGTTTTCCACAATCTCCCTGTTTTATCTCTATATGATTCTACTACTTCTCCCACTTGAACATTTGAATGGTTTGTCATTACATTTCTAAACTTGGGGTTCTCCATATATTTTTTTACTGCCTCGTTAAGTGCTTTGAGTGTGATTAAATCATTTTGCTTATCCACGATTTCTATGCTTGCATATCCTCCAATCATTAAATCGTCTTGCGCTTTAAGAATCCTGAAATCGTGTCTGCTTCTATTCATTACAGATGATACCATTCCTCTCAACCCTTTGTTATACTATCCACTATATAAAGAACAACTAATTTTTAGTCGGAATTGACAATTTACTGTATTTATCTTCATATATATTCCATAAACCTTTATCGCTTTCTGTATCAGCAGGTTCTTGTTTAAAGCCTGTCCATGCAAGCCACATTTCCTTTCCTTCAACCTTGATTACTCTAAAATGCATCTTAGTTTCAAATTTATTACCTTTCAAGAAGTATTCATGATAGCCTTCTTTTTGGACACCTAACTCAATATCCCCTGCATCAACTACCTTTCCTCTTTCAACATTTTTAGCCACTTCTGCCGGATATTTACCAGCCGCACCAAACAAATCAAACATTTCTTCTTGGTTATCTAAGTCAATAGTCCAAAATAAACTCTCATCTTCAAGTTTAATGCCTAATGTTATATTATCATCTTCTCTTGAATATATTTTAAACAACCCCTTTCTTTTTTCTTTTGGGGTTTTGTATTCTTTCTTAATCTCTTCTTCTTGCATAATTTTATCATCGTCAGCATGAAGTTTCTTATCTTTAATTGAAATGCCGTCTCTATTTTCCGCCCAATCTTTTAATTTAGTCTTTTTAGATTCTAATACATCTTCATAAATATCCTTATGCTTATCCTTCAAAAAGTCATGAACATCATTTACTGTCTTGTCGCCCATCGTTTTTAGATGCTGAAAAATAGCAACCGTTAATTCACTTGCTTTAGTTTTCATTATTTCTTCTGCTTGGGCTTTCCACATATCCAAATCTGCCAAAGCATTCTTAGACATTAGATTATCTTCTTCAAAACCATAGATTACAAAGCCATTCATATCCGATTTCATGATTACATTTGTTTCACCATGTATGTAATCAGTTAATCTAATTCCCTTTGTTAGTGCTTCCACTTTATAATTAAGTGATTTTTTAGTATCTTGTGATAAAAGTTCAAGAGTAATTAATTTATCGGGGTGTTCAACTTCCGGTATTTCAATCACCTTTGCTGAAAATAAACTAAATCCATCTCCCTTTTTCTTAACTTCATCAACCTTGACTCTAACAATATCTCCAACATCAACCGCTACTTTAGTATTCAATGCTTTACCCACGCCAAGATACTTTTTACCATCAATTTCTTGTCCTTCCATATCTTCCGGAATTGGCCCAACGCCCACAGTATATGAATAAAGATTGCTTTTCGTCTTTTTCTTGTCTAAAACAATTACATCTAAATCAACAAACTTCTTCCACTTAATCCATTTAGGATTCTTTTTAGTTCCAATATAATATGTTGAAGTTGCGTCTTTGATAACTACTCCTTCCGAAGTGGGTATATCCATCATTTCTTTTGCATACTTTTCAACATCTTTTAGACTATCAGCCTGTCTTGTATCTTTTTTAGAAGGATAAGCGATTGCTTGATTAGACTTTGCTGAATAATTATTGAATAAAATAGTCATTCTATCTTCTAAATCTTCATCTGTTAATGTTTGGGATTCGTGCCTAATAATATCAAACACATGACACTTTAATTTAGCATCTTTGTATTTTCCTTTGAAAACATGAGCAATAGTATCTGCTCTATGTAGTGCATCATCACCGTCAAAAAGAATTAACTCTCCATCTAAAATACAATCCCCGTATTCTTTTTTCTTGAGTTCCTCAACCTGTTCTTTGCACTTATCAGTAATGTCTTTTTCATTGTAAGAATAAATTTTAACCGAGCCATCTATTTTATGCAACTGTATTCTCATACCGTCATATTTTTCCTGAACATACCAATTACCACTAAAGCCTTTTAATTCATTAATATCGTCTATATCAAATATTCTATACATTGGTTTATTAGGAACTATAAATTGAGAGATGGACTTTTCTGTTAATTCTTTTTGTGACTTCTCTAATCCTTCTATTTCTTTTAAATCTGACCATTCTTTCTCTTCATGTTGAGAAAAGAAAATAAGTTCTAATAGTTCCATTCCTGCCTTTACTTTCGATTCAACCTTCTTTGAGTCTTTTCCATCACCATAATGCTCTATAATATAGAGGGCAATATCATCCGATTCAAGGTCAAGTCCAGCAAGACCCTCCGTTATTGTGTCGGGTTGCATACCTTTAATGGCTAAAATGTCCGGAGATAGTGCTTTATTATCGTCTCTTAGTGCATAATGAATGAATTTCACCATAGTTTCGGGATTATCCAACAATTCTTCAAGGACACTACCTTTGAACATTTCAGCAAAAGGGTCTGCAACTATTTTAGAAGAGTATCTAATGAGTTTTATTTTTTCAAACAGTTCTTTCGCTTCTCTTGATATTGGGTTTTTAGCCTCTTTATTTTCTATTTCATCTTCATTGATAAAATTCCTTAACTCTTTACCTGCGGCATCTAACTCTTCATATGATTCTATGATTAAATCAACCGCTTTTCTCCAACGGCTTCCATATTCATCGGGGTCATGAACGGCTGATAAATAAGCAACTCTTGTTTTTTCAAAGAGTCTTAATATTTCTTGAGAAGGTTGTTTATCCTTCTCAATAGAGCCGAGTTTCATTCTAATCCCTTGTTTTTTAACGAATTTCTCTAGGCGGGAATTTTGTAAATCTACCCATTTCCGGAGACATATCTTCCGCTAATGGTCTTTTAGGTCGCATAAACTTATCATAATCGGGGTCTAACGCTTCATCGGATTTTTCATCTCTTGGTTCGGGTATTTTTCTAAACTCTTTTTCAAGGTCGGTGACAAGACCGGATAAAGAAGTAATCATTCTGCTTATTTCACTTCTGTTTGAAGGGTCGCCTTCTCTAAATTGCCTTGATAAATCACTTATTGTTCTATCTAATTCTGCTATTCTTGCCGTTAGCATTTCCCTATCTTCTGCATCTAAAAAGGGATTAGTCATGTAATCCTCTTCTTTGATATTTTTTAGAAGAATAATTGCTTTAGAAATTTCTCCTGCATAAGCATGTAATGTAGTTGGCCCATCATTTGATTTAAACTTAGTAGTATCTTTTTCAGCCTTTGGTCTTTTTAGTTTAACTGCTTCGGACTCATCTTTGCTTGGGTTTCTATTATTTTCTAATGATAATGCAAGTTGTTCCTTTGCATTACGAGCCTTTTCTATCGCTAAACTAATTGTTCTTTCTTCTCTTGTAACTCTTTCCGGCATCTACTTTCCCTCCACTTGTTCTACCATTTTGTGTATTTCCGACCAATCCATATTGCTAACATCTGTTGTTGGTAATGAACTAATTCCGCCTATTGAATTATCAATAGCAGGTGTCGGGCTATTAGATACAACGAATCCGGCTTTTCTTAAAATACTATCCTTTGAATATACGGTTCTTTCTAATTCTTCAACTTTAGTTGTTAAAGCCTTAATTATTGTTAGCAGTTCTTCATTTATTGTTTTATTTTCTGTCATTCTTCTTTCCTCCTGTTGGATAAACAATATCTCTCAACTGTCTATATAGAAGTTCATACTCTTTACGAAGTTTGGTAGCGGTAGCAACAATATCAATGTTGCGCTCATCCATTGATTTCATTTTTTTATTTAGAACTTTATCGGACTTAGTTAAATCTAATTCTCTAAGAGTTGAAATTAGTTCTCCCAACTTAGTAAAATCCTGTCCAAAAAATTCTGTGGGTTCTGCCGCTTGTAGTGTCTTTTTGAGTTTTTTTCTACCTTTAGCATCTAATGAATCAAGAACTTCCTTTGGTTTTTGTTTTTCCGCTTTTAGAATAAAATCTTCTCCTTCACCGTAAAAATCCCATGTCATTCATCTTCACCTTTCCCTTCTATCATGTTATTTAGTTCATTAACAATTTCCTCTAACTCACTAACTTTAGCATTGAACTTATCTTCAAATTCTCCCATTCTTCTAACTGCTTCTGCATCAATTGTTGGAAGGCCATCAAAATCTAAGCCGTCTGCATCAAGAGTCAATTTAACTTCGGGATTATCTGTTAAATAAGCACTTATGCCTCCTTCAATCCCATCTTCTTGACGAGAAGCAAACGCTTCTATTCCTTTTGCTTGATTATAAAGTTTAATAACAATATTTCCGGCTTTTGTTATTTTTGTTTTAAGAGCGTCTATCGGGTCATTTTCTTGGAACATACCAATTATTTTTCTAAAGCCACTAAGAGGTTCTTTGAGTCTATCAGCCGCATTTAAAGTAATTAGGTATTGTTTTAATTTGGCCTGTTCAACTTCTAAATCTTCTTGGATTTCTGCTGTGGCTTCTTGAATAAATCTTTCTTTTCCTGTGTCCATTTCTTTAATTCTATTCATTAGTCTTTTGACTTCATCGGGTTTTGTTCCTGTGGAATTAATTAGCGTCATAATTCCTGCTCTTAGTCTTTTAATTTTTAATTGAACTATTTTTTCGGGTTCTTGCATTATTTCTTCTATTTCTTGAATCTTTTCTTCAACAAAATCTTTTTTAACCCTTATTTCAGCAGTTTTACTACTAAGTTGCTTTATATCATTTTTGATTGCTTTATATTCTCTTTCAACTTTTTGGCTCTTACCTTGAGCAAACATCATTATGCCTCGTAATTCTCTTGCTCTTTTACCTCTATCCTGCATTGTTTTTGGTGTTCTGCCGTATTGTTGTTGATGCAACATTTTCATAATGTCAAGAACATTTTTGCCCTCAATATCTTGAGCCAATAGTGAAACAAACTTATTTTGTAGTTCTTCTACATCAATGTCTTTCTTTTCATTTAACTTGACTTCAAACTGTTTAGTGTCCTTATCTCTTTTGAAATCTTTTCCTTTTAGAACACCGTCAATTAGCAAACGACCATATTCTTTAATTAAATAATCATTATCTGTTTTAATGTTTCTTAAATCTTGTAGAGTTTTAACGGAATTATCTTCACTACCGCTTACTTTAAGAAAATCTTTCATTCCTCCAACAACAACCTCTTTCTCTCTTTCTGCCCTACTTGTCTTGAAAGTTTGTGTTTCTATTCTTGCATTTTGCATTATATCTTGAAGAGGTTTTAGTTTAGATGATAATACACTTAAATATCTATAAGCATCTTTTTCATCTTCCATCAATTGAATGTCGGATTCAATTTCTGCGGATTCTAATCTAGCATCTCTTTCTTCACTACTTAAATAATCTTCACTTGAAGTTCCCAATGAATCCTCTTCTCCTGTTTCATCATCAGCAATTCCATATTGTTCATCTTCCTCTTCTTCTGCTTTCTTAATATATTTTCTATAAGAAACCATATTGTTAGGATTAATGTTTTTTATCAAAGACTCCTTAATTAAGGTAATATTTGAATCGCTTTCAACTAACTCTTTAGTTTCGTTATCTAAATCAGCCTTCAATAAAACATTTTTTAAAGACTTATCTTTAAGCAATTCAATAAACATATAATCACCTTAAAATGGAATGTTTTCGGAACTCTTTCTTTTCTTAGAAGGCAACAAAATAACATCGGGATTACCATTTGATTCCGGTCTTGCTTTATGTGTAGTATCTGTTGGTAATCCTACTGACATATCCCTGTTCTTTTTTACTTTATTATTTTCTTGTGCCGTCAATGCCTTGACCTGTGCTAACTCTTTTGTTAGTCTTATTTGTTTTTGTCTCAAATCTTCTGTCATTTCTTTCCTCTCCTGTCTGCGATTTCAATTCCCATCAGCCCCACTTCTCCTTGAGAAGTTATTAGAATATCAATCAATTCATCTTCTGTTAAATCATCTAACATATCTTGAACCTTCTCCATTAAATCAAAGCGAGTTGAATTTGCTAATTGTTCTCTTGTGAATTTGTCGTCATGGGTTTCATCAAGTGGTTCTTTTTCATCTAAATACCCACCTTCTCTTCCACCTGTCCATGCTTGAGTAAGTTTGTGTTTGTTTTGTCGGGGGTCGCCACCCGCCATAGGTGTTGGAGGCTTTCTTCTTTGTTTTCCTTCTCTAACGCCTTCTTCTCTTAATTGTCTCAAATCCTTGAAACTTCTTTTATTCTTCAAAATACTTAACCAATTCATTAATTAATCCTCCTTTCAGTTCTTTTATCATTATTTTGATTTCCTGCTTCTAATGGTAATCCTGACATTCTTTTATCCGGCCCTTGATTCATAGATGGTTTATTTCTTGTTGTTGCTGGATTTGCTTGTGGCTTACTTCCGCCCTGTAATGCTTGCTCCTGCATTTGTCCTAATTGGGAGGCATCTATATTAGTTCCGGCATAAGGGTCTTTTTCATATGGTTCTTCTCCCCCTTCTTTTGGTTTTTCTTCCGGTTTAGGTTTTGTAAAGGTAAAGTTTCCATCTTCATCCATTTCAACATCAAATCCTAAATTCTTAATTGAACCTGCAATTCCTACTTCTAATTCTCTTTTTCTTATTACTGCGATTTCATCTTCTTCTTCGCTTGGTGGTAATTTCAAATTCCAATCAGTAATTCCAAATTGTTTTGTGAGGAATGGAAATACATAATTATTATAAACAGTTTGTGCTTTTTGAACTGCTCTATTAGTGACAAGTATTTGCATACCTTCATTATTTAATCCACCGCTTGTAGTATTATCAGCCATGAAAACTTTACTTACTCCATAAAATGCTGATATTCTATCTCTTAAATCATCTTTAACAGCAACATAATCCATTTCTTTTAGACTATCCATGAACTTGACCCACTCAACCGCACCTTTACCATTCTCGGCTTCAATACCCATAACAGGAATAAAATGCGGGTCGGCTTCCATTTTCTCTTTTACTGCTCTCCAAAAAGATTTCATCGAATCCATGTTTCTTGTTTGAACTGCAAGTAATCCTTTTGGCATTCGGCTCTTTGTATATGAAGAATTAACATAATTTTCCATAGCAATAAGAGTCATAATATTATTGAATAAAGTAATGACAGGAGACATACCATAAAGTCTTGATGGACTGTATTTACTAAAATGCAAAACTTCTCCCTTTAGGAAATGTTGGTCTTGTCCATTAACTCTATTTACATAATGAACAGGAAAAGTATTTGCTCCACAATGCTCGCAAGGTTCATGTGGGTCTTTGTAAATAACATCACGATGATTAACACAAGTAAATCCTTTTGTTCCTCTTGTCCT